AGATGTCAGTCACTGCACCACTAATCCCGGCAAGAAAGAAGTAAAGCCGGATGAGTTGCACGATTTCCGTGATATGCCATACGAAAACGAATCATTCCATCATGTTGTTTTTGATCCTCCGCACGTTCGCAATATATCTATGAAATCTGTTACTGGCTTTAGTTATGGCTCGTTAAATAAAGAGACGTGGCAGGATGATTTGCGCTTGGGGTTCGCTGAGTGTTTCCGCGTACTCAAGCCGAATGGCACACTGATATTCAAGTGGAATGAGGTAGACATCCCTCTGCGAGAGGTTTTGGCTTTAACGCCAGAAAAGCCGCTTTACGGACACCGTAGTGGCAAAAAAGCAAACACGCACTGGGTAGCATTCGTAAAGAGCATTGTCTGATATAATCGGGCTTCCATACTGGAGGCTTTATGGCTTTACTGTCTGCAATCACAAAGGCCGTTGATGAACTAGTACAGCTTGGCTACCCGCGTGAGGTAGCAGAGCGCATTGTGGACGGCAAACTTGATATGCGCACTGATGCCATAATCGAGCGCCAACAAGATATGTTTCCGACCACCGCTTTTCATGGTGGTGGTGACGACATACGGGTAGTAGATCCTAACAGAGTCACCAGCGGTAAGACGGCAAACACTGGCTTTTTTATGTCCAGCTCGCCTGTAAACGCAGCAAGCTATGCAGATCGTGCGGGCAACATAATGCCTCTTGCTGTTGATACGCGCGGCTTTGATGTTGTAAATGCGGGTGGTAATGAGTGGAACCGTATTGTCAATCCAGATTATTTTTTAGGTGGTGAGCGATTAGCAACCTTTGGTGAGCTACCCGGCTATCGAGGCACGATGGAGCCTGATAGGGGCATCTTTGATCTCAACGTGATACGTGACTTTGACACTGATGAGTTAGCACGGACGGCGCGTAGATTCAAATCGCCCGGTTTAATTGTTAAAGACGTTCAAGACATCGGCCCTAATTACAAAGCCTTCGATCCTGCATTTGAGGCAATGACGGGTTTAAAGTTGGGCGATGAAGGTTACCAAAAGGCATTAGATCGGTTTAGCGCAGATACTATCGTCGCTTCTGATCCTACGCGCGTTCGCTCACTGTTCGCCGCATTTGACCCTGAATACAAAGGCTCCAATATTCTTGGTGGTACAGCAGCAGGGGCGCTAGGTCTAACAGCGTTGATGGCTCCAGAAGAGGCAGAGGCGGGTGTCATTAAGACATTTGGCAGAGCGTTTGATCCTCGCTTTGATTCTCGCGTTAAAGAGCAGGAAAAGCTACGAGACACCACGTTTACGATAGAAGAGCGTGGCACGCAGGATGCACCTCGCATACCACTGGCTGACTTAGAAGGCCGTCCATTCGTAACGACTATGTCAGATCGCACACAGGCTGGAGGTTTGCTGACAGGCATCGATAACGTGGCTCTTGATAGACCGATCAACCTACAAGGCGGTCAGGGGTTTATGTTTGAGAATCCCGGCATGGTATGGGCCTCAGCTCCAGGCGTTGTCAATCAGATTATGCGTGCGGCGTCTGAGGTAGGCGATAACCCTGTTTACCTACCTTTCCGTATGGCTCCTACGGGCGGTGACTTTGCCACCATGACCGGCGAGACCATGCTTAGTTTTGCGTCTAGCAACATGAATAAAACGCAGAAAAAGGCGTTCGATAAGGCTATTCGCGACTACGAAAGCGTAGGCTCAATGGTTAAGGGCAAGCGTGTAGGCGCTGGGCTGAAGATTAAAGATTGGAAAGGCGTCGATGATCCTAGCTCCGTGGAGGTGTGGCGCAATACGCCAGATACTTTGCGTAAAGAGCTGATGAACATGATGGATGTGCAATTCCGTGACCAAGGCGGCCTTAGCATAGGGCAGGCGCGACTAGCGGTTACTGAGCCGGGTCAGGCAGATGCACTAGATGCGCAGATACAGAACATCGGTGAGATATTTACGGGTAAGGATGTTGTGCAGGCTAGTGGGCATTCTTCGTATCCAGCAGGCGTCCCCGGTCAAGGCTTAGGGCGTACCGATCAAGAGGTAGGCATTTTTGAATTGTTAACTGATGCACGTTTCGGTGGTCAGCAAAAGCCTGTTGGCGATCCGCTAAAACCAACTGCGCAAGAGATACGTGCATTGCAGATGAAGCCTTACACGGGCCGTATTACTGAAGACATATTGCGTGGTTTAGAGGCGCGCGGTGTTAATGTCAATGCCAACCCAATGGTTACAGCGGCAGCCGTAGCGGCAGGGCAAGAGGCAGAAGGCTTACTTGCACAACTACCGCAAAAAGACCTAGAGGCGTATAACTACAGCGATGTACTGCCGATCAAGCGGTCTAAAGACCCAGAAGCACGAGAGGGTTTGCTCGGCGGCTACAGCCCGGCATACACCGGAATCGTTGAAGATATGGTAGAGGGATTGCTCAAGTTCAGCACGCAGGCAAAGCGTGGAATTTACAATCCAGCAGCAGCAACTGAATTCCTACTGTAAGCGGTGATATAATATGGCGACACCGAGAAAAGGTAAGGCGAAGGTAAAGGTTACGGCCTCCGGCAAAAAAGTCTCCTATGGACAAGCCGGCAAGGCCAAGGATGGTGGCCCGCGAGTACGGCCCGGAACCAAGAAGGGCGACAATTACTGTAAGCGCTCTGCTGGTCAGATGAAGAAACACCCGAAAGCGGCTGCCAATCCTAATTCACCACTAAGGCTTTCACGTAAGCGCTGGAAGTGTTCTGGCACTAAGTCGAGGAGAAAGTAATGGGTATGGGCGTCAAGCATTACTTGAAGGATGGCAAAGAGCATAAGGGCGGATTCCATAAGATGCCTGATGGCTCGTTACACTCCGGCAAGGCGCACACAAAATCTAGTAAGCCGCTGTTTCATTACGGCGACTTAACGCAAAAAGCCAAGCGCAAAGCGCGGGAGGGCTGGAAGTAATGCCAAACTACAAGCACAAAAAGAAAGCTTTACCGAAGCGTGGTCAGCGTGCAGCGACCAACAAAAAGCGTAAGATGAGGAAGTAGGCATGGCGAAGCGAGGATTGTATGCAAACATTCATGCAAAGCGTAAGCGTATTAAAGCAGGCTCTGGCGAGAAGATGCGCAAGCCTGGCGAAAAGGGCGCGCCTACAGCTAAAGCGTTTAAGAAAGCAGCTAAAACAGCTAAGAAACCGGCTAAGAAGCGTAAATAATGGCACTGACTAACTACTCGGAGCTAAAAAGCTCTATTGCTGACTTCCTTAATCGTGACGATCTAACATCGGTCATACCGACGTTTATCTCTTTGGCTGAGGCGGCGTTTGCACGCGATCTGCGTCATTACAAGATGGAGAACCGGGCTACTGGGACGATTGATAGTCAGTACATGACAAAGCCTAGTGATTGGCTTGAGACCATCCGCATCCACCTCACGAGTAATAACACGCGAGCATTGGATCTGGTAAGCGCTCAGACAATGGCTGACAAGCGTGCGGGTGCATTGGACACATCGGGCGTACCTCGGTACTACCGGCACTCAGAGAACCAGTTTGAGTTCTTTCCTAGCCCAGATGGGTCGTATGGCGTAGAGCTTCTGTATTACCAGCGCGTGCCGGCCTTGTCAGACTCAAACACCACTAACTGGCTACTGACTGAGGCACCGGATGTATATCTGTATGGCTCACTGGTACACAGCGCGCCATATCTAGCTGATGACGCTCGTACAGCGGTGTGGGCGCAAATATTTGGTGCTGCGATGCAGCGTCTTAATCAATCATCTGAAGAGGCCGTCAATTCAGGCGTTGGCCTTGTCATGAAAAACAGGGGGCTTGGATGAGCTTTTCTAACTACCTTGAGACTGAGATTCTCGATCATGTATTCGGTGGTAACGCTTACACTGCGCCTACCACACATTACTTGGCGTTGTTTACTGCGGCTCCAGGTGAGACCGGCGGCGGTACAGAATGCACTGGAACTAGCTATGCGCGCACTGCTGTGACCTTTACCGTTTCGGGCAATGAGGCCACAAATAGCGCAGCCGTAGAGTTTGCTACTGCCGGTAACAACTGGGGAACCATTACCCACGTCGGCGTATTCGATGCGGCATCCAGCGGTAATCTTATGGCCTACGGCACTCTAACTGCATCAAAGGCAGTGGAAAGCGGAGATGTATTTCGTGTTCCTGCCGGCGATCTTGATATCACCTTAGACTAATGCTTTACGGCCAGTGGAAATACGGCTATGCCGCGTATTCCACAGCGGATTTAGAGAATGCCGCTAGTTTAGGGCCGGCCACATCTTCTACCGTAGTAGCGGGTCAGCGCGTTAGATTGGCTTCTAGCGCAATCGCAGCTACTTCTACCGCCGCTTGTAGTGCTGGAGTCATACGTCAAGTAGCAAGCGTTATATCGGCGTCTACGACGACTGCGGCTACCGGCGCACGCACATTCAGTGGTGCATCGGCAATCGCTGGTACGGCTACAAACACAGTATCTGGTGCAAGGACAAGGAATACTGCGTCTGCAATAGCTGCAAGTGGTA